AGTCGTCGGGGCGGTTGGGCACGGACCACGCGACGTAGCCGTCATTGCCGAAGGCGAAGAGGTACGGCGCGAGGCTGACGATGCCGCCGGTGCAGTTAAAGTTTGGGGGCTTCTTCGCGCCAGCGACAGGCGTCAGAGCCGCCGTGCCGAGGAGGTCGCCCGTGAAGATCTCACCACCCTCGCTGTTGCAGATGCAGTTGAGGTTCGGCGCAACCTGCGCGGCGATCTTGTTGCCGGAGGCGGTGTCGTACGAGACTGCGAACTGCCAGAGGTTGGCGTCGCTGGCGGTTAGGCCTGTCGTGGGCGTGCGGTCCGTGATGACGCTCGTGTTGTACGAGCCGTCGATGTAGAAGCGCTCCACGCGATCGGCCGAGCCTGCGTGGACGTAGGTCTGGAGATCCTGCGTATACTCGAGCAGTGTGCGCGGCAGGCCGCGCAGGAACTTGTTGATCGAGCGGTAGCCGCCCATCTTCCTCGTCAGGCCGCGCTGGAAGCGGACCCACTGCCCGTCGACATACTGGTCGCCCTCGAGGCGCGTGCCGTCCCGCTTGATGCCGGGCAGCGACTTTATCTGGACGATCTGTTCAGCCATTACAGCACCGAAGCCTCAAGGTTGATGGTGGCGGTTGCGAGTACGGTTCCGGTGCCGACCTTGCGGATTTGCATGCCGAGTTCAGCGCCAGAGAGGTTCCCCGATGTGCTCTCGTTTACAGTCCACGTCCTGTTAGACGTCAGCGCCAGCCACGCGCCTGTCGTGCCCGATGCCAAGCCGCTGCCGGTTGAGCTGTTCAGTGTGGCGAACACTTCATAGTTCCCGGCGGCGGAGGTGGGCGTACACCACTGCTCGATCTCAGTGGTAGTGGCCCCTACGGTCTTAAAGACCTTGCCGTTGCTGGCAATCTGGTACGACACAGTGGCGGTTCCTGAGCCGACTTCGTCGACGATGGAGTTTAGGCCAGTCTGGCTGGTCAGCACGATCGTGACGTTCTGTGCGACGCCTAGCAACGCCATCTGGATGCCGCTCATTAGCTGACACCCGCGCCGGAGATGATCGCCTCGCTTGAGCTGTTGAACCAGATCGTCGCCATGCCTCGCGCATCAAGAGTGCGGTTGCCGGTGTTGGTCGTACCCGCCTGCCGCAGCGTGAGGCTCGCACCCTGTGTGATGGTCACCGCCGACGCGCTGTTGTTGTAGATCGATACCGCATCGCCCGCCGCGAATGTGGCGTTGGGGATAGTGATGCCCGCCGTCACGGCGATGCAGCGGCCGACGTCGCCGACTGCGGCGGTGCCGCTGGTTGTCGAGCGTGGGATGCTGCGGAAGCCGATCGTGACGCTGTCGATCGTGACCGCATTGCCGGTGATATTACCCGTCAGCTTCGACGCGGCGAGTGATGTTATCCACGTTGGGTCAGAATAGCTGGACGTGCTTACGATGCCGTTCGTTGCAGTTGCCGCGTTGCCACTGATGCTGATGCCCCAAGTGCCGCTCGCGCCGCCGCCGGTGGTCGACGGAACGCTGAGGTTCGTGCGGGCGGTGCCGGCGTCGGTCGCGCCAGTACCACCGTTGGCCACAGCGAGTGTTCCGCCGAGGGTGAGCGTGCCGCTACCGGTGATTGGGCCGCCGGACAGGGTCAGGCCTGTCGAGCCGCCCGAGCCGCTGACGCTAGTGACCGTACCGGCCGCACTGGCCGAGATAGTGATCGAGCCGCCGCCATTGGTAATACTGATACCGCTACCTGCGGTCAGCGTAGTCTTGGTCAAGCTGCCAGTGGAGGTGTTGCCGATCAGGATCTGGCCGTCGGTGTAGCTAGACTGTCCCGTACCGCCATTTGCGACGGGGAGGGTTCCCGCAATCTTCGACGCGGAAAGCGACGTAATCCATGTCGGATCGGCGTAGCTGCCAGTCGTCACGACACCATTGGTAACGGTCCCCGCATTGCCAGTGATGCTAATGCCCCAAGTGCCGCTGGCACCTGAACCTGCGCGCGAGGGGACGTCGAGGTTGGTCTGCGCGCCGGCTGCCGTGCTAGAGCCTGTGCCGCCGTTGGCGACGGCGACAGTGCCGGTGATTTTCGAGCCCGCAAGCGATGTGATCCACGCCGGATCGGCATACGTGCCCGTCGTGACAACGCCGTTGGTCGCGGTGGCCGCGTTACCAGTGATGTTGATACCCCAAGTTCCGCTGGCACCTGAGCCGGCAGTCGACGGGACGCCGAGATTGGTTCGAGCGGTTCCCGCGTCAGTCGCGCCGGTGCCGCCGTTCGCAACGGCGAGAGTGCCGGCGAGCGTGAGGGTGCCTGCGCCAGTGACTGGGCCGCCGCTGAATGAGAGGCCAGTCGTGCCGCCCGAGGCGTCCACGGATGTTACGGTGCCGCCGCCCGCAGTCGATGCGATGGTGATCGAGCCGTTTCCGTTGGTGATGGTTATCCCGGATCCAGCGGTCAGCGTTGCTTTGGTGAGCGTGTTACCGGTCGTGTTACCGATCAGCAACTGACCATTGGTATATGTCGTCTGCCCCGTGCCGCCGTTGGCGACGGCTACTGTGCCCGTGACATTGGCCGCGTTGCCGGTTATGTTGCCGCTGATCTTCGACCCCGCCAATGACGCGATAAAAGATGGATCGGTGTAACTGGCCGTCGTGACAACGCCATTGGTGGCGGTGGCCGCGTTGCCGCTGATGCTGATACCCCATGTGCCCGTCGCGCCTGAACCGCCGGTCGACGGTACATCAAGCGCCGTGCGCGCACCCGCTGCGGTTGTCGAGCCGGTGCCGCCATTGGCGACCACGAGGGTGCCGCCGAGCGAGAGCGTGCCGCTGGTGGTGATCGGACCGCCGGACAAGGTCAGGCCGGTCGTGCCGCCCGAGCCGTCGACACTGGTCACCGTACCGCTCGCGCCAGTGGCTGCGATGGTGATCGAGCCGCTGCCGTTCGTGATGCTTATACCAGACCCAGCCGTCAGCGTCGCCTTGGTAAGCGTATTGCCGGTCGTGTTACCGATCAGCAGCTGCCCGTTGGTGTACGTCGTCTGGCCCGTACCGCCATTGGCGACTGCGACAGTGCCCGTGACGTTCGCCGCGTTGCCGGTGATGTTGCCGCTGATCTTGCTTCCAGCCAGCGAAGTGATCCACGCCGGGTCGGCGTAAGATCCCGTGGTGACGACGCCGTTGGTCGCCGTCGCGGCGTTGCCAGTGATACTGATACCCCACGTACCGCTGGCGTCGGTGCCTGTGCGCGTCGGGACGTCGAGGGCGGTGCGTGCCAGTGCGGCGGTAGTCGCGCCGGTGCCGCCATTGGCGATCGCGACAGTACCTGTGACGTTGGCTGCGTTGCCCGTGATGTTGCCGCTGATCTTCGATCCAGCGAGAGACGTGATCCACGCCGGGTCCGCGTAGCTGCCGGTCGTCACGACGCCGTTGGTGACCGTGGCCGCATTGCCGCTGACGCTGATGCCCCAAGTGCCCGTCGCGCCGGTGCCGTTAAGCGCGGGGACGCCGAGCGCCGTGCGAGCGCCGCTGTCTGTGGTTGCGCCAGTGCCGCCATTGGCGAGTGCGAGTGTGCCGCCCAGTGTGATGGTGCCACTGCCGGTGATCGGGCCGCCCGTGGCCGTCAGGCCAGTCGTGCCGCCGCTGACGTTAACACTCGTGACCGAGCCGCCGCCAGCCGTCGAGGCGATGGTGATCGAGCCGTTTCCGTTCGTGACGGTGATGCCGCTGCCTGCAGTGATCGCAGCCTTCGACAGGCCGCCCGTGGCCGTATTACCGATGAGCAGCTGCCCGTCGGTGTACGAGATGTTGCCCGTGCCACCCTGCGAGAAGGCGAGGGCGGTCGTCAGGCCGGTGATCGACGTGATGTCGCTGTTCGCCCCGCTGGCTGCCGCGCCGAGGTTGAGGCGAGCGCCCGAGGCGCTGGTCGCGCCAGTTCCGCCGTTGGCGACTACGAGAGAGCCAGCCAGCGTGATCGTGCCGCTGGATGTGATGGGCGAGCCGGTGACGGTGAGGCCCGTCGTGCCGCCGCTGAAGGCGACGCTCGTGACAGTACCACCCCCGCCGGTGGCGGCAATCGTGATCGATCCACCGCCGTTCGTGATGGAGATGCCGCTGCCTGCAGTCAGCGTGGCCTTTGTAAGCGTGTTGCCTGTGGTGTTGCCGATGAGCAACTGTCCGTTGGTGTACGTGGTGTTGCCCGTACCGCCATTGGCGACGGCGAGCGTGCCGGACAAAGTGATCGTGCCCGACGTGGTGATCGGCGAGCCGGTTGCAGTCAGGCCGGTCGTGCCGCCACTGAAGGCGACGCTGGTGACCGAGCCGGATCCCGTGCCGACGCCCACGCCGTTGATGAAGAGGCCGGCCGCGTTGATCGTGCCGAGGCCCTGCGCGCCACCGGTGGGCGCACCGACAGTGAGGCCGCTGGCTGGGTTGAGCGAGGTGATGTCGGTGTTTGCGCCGCTGGCTGCCGCGCTGAGGTTGGTGCGTGCGGTGGCCGCGACGCTCGCGCCCGTGCCGCCCTGAGCGACGCTGAGGGGCGTCGTGAGGCCGGTCAGCGAGGTGATGTCGCTGTTCGCGCCACTGGCTGCGGCGGCGATGGCCGTGCGCGCTGCGGCTGTAGTGGCGGCGGTGAAGACCGTAGAGCCGATGCCCGTCGCGCCGAGGTTGGTGCGTGCCGAGGCTGCGCTGCTCGCGCCCGTGCCGCCCTGCGTTATGGGTAGGATGCCTGCGAAGGGTGCCGACGTGGTGGCGGGGACGATGTCCGTGCCGTCGCAGTACAGGATCGCCGTGGCGTTCTGGTTGATGTTCGTGACGGTGGCGCTGCCCGCAGCGCGCAGGCCCAGCGTGAAGGGGCCGGTGGTCGCGTTGTTGACCCAATATTGCTGCACAGTCGCGGGCACGACAATGACCGAGTTCGAGGTCAGCGTGCCGGTGAACTTGTAGGCGATGCGGTTCAGTTCCGAGCCGCTCAGGGTATATGTGCCGCCGGTGACTGCGACCGACGTATAGTCGAAGGCGAAGACGGCCTGCTGGCCGAGGCCGATCGTGTACCACTGCACGCCATCACCAACGACGACCGCGCTGTCGCCCGGCTGCAGGCGGAGGGTGGACCCGGCGTTGATGAGTTCCGAGCCCGACGGGTCAATGGTCAGGTCGCCCTGACCGCTGTTGCGCACCTGCACGAACCAGCCGTCGCCGGCGGCTGCGGCCGTGGGCAGGTTCAGCGTGCCGAGGCCGCCCGTCCAGACCAGCACCTTGGCGCGGTCAGGCCCAGTGAGGCTGTAGGGCGTGGCGGAGAAGTCGACGACGTCGTAATTCTGCGCGAGAGCCGAGCCGCTGGTCGTGAGGCCGGGGCCCGCCAGAGCGGCCGCCTGAGCCTGCGCCGTGGCCGCGCCGTAGCGCAGTGTGCGCCAAGTGCCGCCAACCGTCGTGTTGTTGATGAGGTAGGCCTGCCACTGCTCACCGGCCGCGATGCTGAGGATCGCGTTGCCGTCGGCCTTGTTGACCGTGATGGTGCTGGGGCCGAGGTTGTTGAAGAGGACAGTCTGGCCGACGCTGACCGACATCGCGTCGGGCATCGTGATGGTGTAGGGGCCGCTAGGCGTGATGTCGATGATGCGAGCGACGACACTGCTGCCCGCAGTGGCCTCTAGGGGCCACTCGAGGCTGATGTTGCCGTCGAGGGTCAGTGCGAGGTAGGAGACGTCGGCGGGGTAGATGGTGGTGCCGCCGAAGACCTGTGTAAACGAGTTCGACATTATCTTTAAGCCTCCTTGCGCGTGGCGCTGCGATCGAGGATCTTCGCCAGATCCTCGCCATTCAGCATCGCCGCCGAGCGGTCATACATGTTTTGCCATACCGGAATGCGCTCGTCATTCTTAAGGAAGGGCGTCGCCTCGAGGAGCGTGCCATAGAGCAGTACTTCGGGGGCGTTCTCGGTCAGCCAGTTGGTCTGGCTATCCTCATCGAGGAGGGCCGGTAGCTGGTAGTACAGGATCTCGACGGGGTATTCGATGTCGGCCGTCGGCGCGACCAGCCAGTGGTTGTAGTCATAGTCGGCGTAGAAGATCGGCTCGCCGGTCTGGGTCGCGTCGGGCCAGTAGCTGCGCAGGTAATCGTAGCTGCGCGTGTACAGCGGCTTGCGCGTGTCGCCATTGGTGCCGGTGCCGATGAAGACCGACACGGTGTCGCGCCAGCGGTCGGGCTTGGGCAGCACCGACGAGTTAGGCAGTATCGTCGTCACGACGACGTTGATGAAGCCTTGGATCTTCAACTCGCGGGCGATGCGACGCTCGGCGAGGTTGATCAGGCGGGGGATTTGCTCGAAGACGATGGGGTCGGACGCCAGCGTCGCGCCGCGCTCGAGGTAGCGCTGCACGTCCTCCTTCAACGTCGTGAATGTCATCGCAGTGGCCATACCCCACTCCTTACATATTTTTGGCGGATATTACTACCCGCTGAGATACTGAGACAGTGCAGTCGCGACTGCCGCGACGACGGCTAGACCGCCTGCAATTTTCGCCTTCTTGCCGGTCTGCGGCTGGGCGTCGGGCATGGGGAGGATTTTCTTCTCCAGCTCGTCCTTGGCGACCTTCTTGATGAGTTTCTTCAGGTTCATGCTACTTCTCCTACAACCAAGCGGCGTATTTCTTGGTCTTCAGTTTGCGGTCGTCGAGGCCGTGGGTGCCGCCGTTGATCCGCTTGGTGAGTGCGAGGATGGCCGCGTCGCCGACACCCTGATCGCAGATCGACCAGAGCTTGTTGTGGTCAAAAAACCACAGGGCGCTCTCGAAGCCCAGCTCGGTGGCCACAATGTCGGGGTTGTCCAACACCTCCTGCTCACGTCCGATGTACCGGCCGAACGCGCGGTAGTTGTCCTTGCCGGTAAGCTGGAGCGGGCCGCGACCACGATACTTCCACCCGTCGCCGCTGCTCTCGGGGCCGTTGCCCATGCGGCTGGCATAGACACGGTTCGCGATTTTCATCGGCTGGCGGGCGTAGGCGTTGGCGAGGGCGTCCGTCGGGAAATACTTGCGGAAGATGCCGCGCAGGCCCTTCGCGCTGTAGTTCAGGTTCTCGCTGAACGCCTTGAAGCCGCCGCTTTCATGCGCCGTTTGAGCAAAGAAATGCGCAGCCCGATTAGGTGATAGCTTATAGAAAGCCGCAGCTGCCTTAAATGTTCCCGGGCCGAACGCGCCATCTGCCGTCACTCCGATTTTCTGCTGTAGATTTACAAGGCTCATTTGCCAGCACTCCGCCAATCGGGAAAGTCACTTTCGTCGACCACGCCGTCGCCGTTCGCGTCGTAGCGCAAGTCGTTACGGTATTTCTCCCAAGGCTCCATGTCGTCATCGTCCTCTTCGGGCGTGTCGATGAAGACGGTACCCTGCGGGTCGTCGTACGGTTTGGGCGCTTCCGGCTCAGGGGCGGGTGTATCCAGTTCAAGCGGCTCTTCCGGCTTGGTGTCGCGCGCATTGGCGTTGAGGCTCAGGCCGCCCAGCAGGCCGACGAATGCGCCGATGATCGTCTGGAAGGCAGGATTGACTACCTCGAGGATGGCCGCGCCGTCGATGACGTCATTCGGGACGAACAGGCCGACGGCGAGCGCCAGCACCACCACGAGGATGACGGCAGCCAGCGTGACGATGGCCACGCGGATTACGAACTCGACGGTGTCGTCGACGCCGTCCTGCCCGCTTTCAAAACTCTTAAGGAAGCTCATCATTTTCTCCTTCGTCATCCTTCGACGGGGGTTTCGCGAACCTGCCGCCCTGTCCTGCCATCAACCCCGCCAGTGCGCCGACTATGAATGTCGCGATCGGGTTGATCAGCTTAAAAAACTCTGCGTCATTAGGTGCCTGCCCGTCCATGGGCTGCGACACGAAAATCAGCGAATACAGCACCGTCGCCACGATGAACATGAGCGTGACCGAGAGGACCACGCCCACGATAAATCTCAACAGTTCCTCCGGCGTCCATTCACTGAGGGGCTTCATCTGTAGTCTCTTCAGTCGTAATCAGATACTCGGTGCAGTAGCCAGAGGCTACGCACTTGGGCTTCTGACATTCTTCCGCCTCCCAATTGTCCGGGTCTTGGCAGTAATAGCGGTAGCGGTCCTTGCAGCCCAAAAGCAGCAGGGCAGCCGCCACGATGAGGGTATGCTTGAGGAACCGCGAGCCCATTACTCCCTGTCCTCCTTCTGCTCGAGGCGCTTGAAGATGCCGCCCAGCGTCAGGTCGACCTTGTCGAAGCCCGCCTTCATGTCGGTGCGGAGTTCCTTCATGGTGTCGCGGATCTCGCGCACTGCCTCGCGGAAGTCATCCTTGCGGACGTAGACCTCGGGCAGGTCGCGTTCGATCTGCTTGACGTCCTGCCGCAGCTCCTTGAGGGCGTCCCAGACGACCTTCAGGATCCAACCAACGGCCGCGCCGAAACCAGCAAACACCCAGTTGATCAGCTCCTGCGTCACTTCAGGTTTTCCAACTTGTAGATCGTGCGGAGGTATACGTCAGTGACGCCGTCGACGAGATTGCCCACGGCGCGATTGCCGCCGCAGATCTTCTCGTGGTTCTCTTCGATCCACTCGGCGTCGGCCTTGAGGATCTTCAGCACGTCCGAGCCAGTCGAACTGGGTGAGGGGATCGCGCCGACCAGACCGTTGACGGCCTGATGCGCCTCAACAAGCGCATCAACCGCGTCGATGACGTCGTCATAGAAGGAGCCCAGCGCCTGATGTTGGCTGAAACTCTTCGTGCGCCAGTGGTTCCAGTGCGCGAGGTTGCGCGCGTAGAAGACGCGGCTGATGAGCTGTTCGATCATTCGGGCGGTGCCTCTTGTGTCGGGATCTGGCCTTGGGCCTGATCGCGGATCTTCGTGAGGAGAGGCCACACGCCGCTCGACGTGGGCAGCTGGCCCAGTGTCTGCAAGACGGCGTTGACTTCGTCGACGGTGAGTTCAAGATTGATGTTCATTATGCGCTCCATGGTAGTGGTGGGGTAACAACAGGCGGCACAACCTGATCGTTGATCTGCTGCGCCACATTCGCCTCATAAGCCGCAACCTGCTCGTCGCCAAGGGCGTCTTGCACCCAGCCGATGACCTGCGCCTCGGTGAGGTCTTCATAGGGCGTGAAGGTGCTGCCCTCGTCGATGGTCACGCCGACCGAGCCGTAGACGCTGCCGGTGAAGCCCGCTTCGGTGCCGGTGAGGGTCCAGTGTACGGTGAAGACCACGTCGGTCTCGCCGTCGAGTTCGGGGTAGCAGTCCATCTGTACGACGGCCCAAGTGTTGGTGATTGGCATATTAGCTCCTCTTTAGAATAGATCGTTCCACGTCGTGCCGTTGTAGCAGCGTAGCTTGTTCGTGGTGCTGTCGTAGTACACGTCCCCAGCCTCGGGGCTGCCCGGCGCGGCGGCGAGTGGGATGAAGCGGACTTGGCCGTTTGCCTTGACGCGCATGCGCTCGGTAGCGTTGGTGCTGAGTTGCATGGTGGACGTAGCACCGGTTGCCGTCAGTTTCAGGTCGTTGCTTTGAGCAAGCAGTAACATGCCCGAAGCACCGTTCAAGTACCCTACTGTGGTGCCCGCTTTCTTGATATTAAGAAGGCCGCCATTGGTTGCGTTATCTATATCGAGAGTGGTGTAGCCCGTGTAAACAGCAGGTGATGAAGTGCCGATACCTACGTCGCCCACACTGCTGATACGGGCGCGCTCGGAGCCATCAACAAGGAAAGCAATGGCCGACGACGCGGCCGCATTGGCGCTGTCTGCGCTTATGAGGATACTACCGGTGGTGTTGTCGCCGCTTATTGTGGAGTAAACGCCAGCGGCCGCGTCCGTGTCGCGCAGGCGGATGACTGGCGACGCGCTCTCCAAGTGCAGCAGGTTTTGAGGTGCGGCCGTGCCGATGCCGACGAGACCCGCCTCGGTGAGACGCATGCGCTCGACACCGGCGTTCGACCACACCTGCTGGTTGCCGCCAGTGCTATACGTGGCATCGTAAGTGACAAAACCGGCGCTCTGAACGATACGCAGACGTGCGCTATTACCAGTTGAGGTCTCTGAAACCGCGAGCCCTGCACCAGCGATCGAACCAGCGGTTCCGGCGACGACCAGTGTCGCCTCGGGCGAGGATGCGCCTATACCAAGCCGACCCGTGCTGGTAAGGCGCATCAGTTCGGTCCCGCCGTTACTGCCCCTAAAAATCTGCGTGGCCGCGTCGTAGTAATTGACGCTTGTTGCGTTGAAACCAATGCGGAGGGAGGCACCTGACGGAGAAAGAACCCACAACCTCGCGTCCGGTGACGTCCCGACCCCGAGGTTACCGCTACTGTCGAGGCGCATACGCTCAGTGGTCTCAGTATTAGCACAGAATACGAGGTTCTGGGGGGTACCAATGATAGCCGTGTTGGTGTCCCAGCTCAGTACGCCTCGGTTGTTCCCAGTTAGCGCGGAGCCCCACTGGAAGATGCCGCTGGAAGACATTCCCCCGCGCGAGCCAACTTGGAACAGTAGCGTAGGCGATGTTGTGCCGATCCCGACGTTGCCCGCATTGTCGATGCGCATGCGCTCGACGCCGTTGGTGTACGAGGTGAGGGATCGCGTAGGATCGGCGAGAAGACGCACCTCGTTCGCGTCCCAGTACAGGTACCCGGCGCGAGTGGCGTTGTTGCGGAACTCTATGCGCGTGTCGGCAGCGGTGTTGCTCTCGAAAACCCCGTTTATGCCACCCGCGCCGCCATTGGTGTGTATACGCGCCGCAGGTGAGGTGGTGCCGATGCCGAGGTTGCCTGCGTAATAACCTTGCCCAGTCCCGAGAACTTGGAAGGCCAGTCCGGTGGATGAGTTATATCCTTGGATAAGCGAGTTGCCGTCGACAGTGACTTGCGTAGTAATCGCCTGCGTACCTGTACCAAGAACGGAAAGCACCCCGGTGTTTAGTGAGCTTGTGCGGCCTACGCACAATTCACCTCCGCTGGTGATACGCATTTTTTCGGTCGGCGATGTTCCGGTAAAAAAGCGTTGTTCCAGAGCGTATGCCAGTAGGCCGGTGTAGAGGGACGTTGCTCGGTTGTAGGTCTGCAATATGCCCGTCGCAGGATCAAATTCAAAGCCATTCGCGCCAGCGTTACTCACCACAAGTTTGTTGGCTGCCGACGCCGTGCCGATCCCGACGTTGCCAACACTGTCGATGCGCATGCGCTCAGTGCTGCCGGTGTTAAATGCGAGGATCGTGTCGATACCCCACATACCCGCACCTGTGACAGTACCGCCCGCGTTGACACGGAAGTTGCCTGAGCGTGTGGTGCCGTTAACGTCGAGCTTCGTGCCCGGCGACGCCGTACCGATGCCGACGTTCGTGCCGTCGTCAAAGATCTGCGAGGCGCTGAACGCGGCCGTGCCATTGCCCTTGGGGACAAAGTTGGCCGCGAGAGTGGTCAGGCCCGTGCCGCCATTGCCCACAGCCAGCGTGCCAGCCATGGTGATCGTACCGGCTGCCGTCACCGGACCGCCGCTGAAGGTGAGGCCGGTCGTGCCGCCGCTCACATTGACGCTCGTCACGGTGCCGATGCCGCTGACGGTCGCCCACTGCGGCGCATTCGCGCCGTCGGACATGAGTACCTGACCCGGCAGACCGAGGGCGGTGAGTGCGAACCTCGTGCCTGTCGAGTAAACGACGGCACCGGCAACTGGGGAAAGCGCGTCGCCGGTGCCGCCTCGGCCCAAGGGGAGCGCGCCTTGGGTTTGGCTCGTATCCGCGAGGTTCACGGCCGGATGGACGTGGTCACCGCGTGCAGCAGCAGTCGAGACACCGGCCGTAGCCGTACCGAGAGCTTGAGGTGTTGAGGATGAGAAGTTGACGTTAAGCGTGACGTCGCTCGTCAGAGCGCCGCCGCCTGTGAGGCCCGTGCCCGCAATGACGCTGCGCGAGGTCGGCACGAAACCCGACACCGAGACGGCCGCCGTGGTGGCGGAGGTGACGCGACCCGTCGCGTCGACGGTGAGCACCGGCACCAGAGTGCCTGAGCCGTACACGCCCGCGCTGACGCCCGATGCGGCCAGCTGCGCCGTGCCGACACCACCATTGGCAATGGCGATCGTGCGGTCGGCAGACAGGTCACCACCACCCGTGAGGCCGGTGCCGGTGGCGATGGTGCGCGAGGACGGCACCGCGCCGACGGCGGCGATGTTGCTGAACTGGACCTTGTACGTACGCCCCTCGACCACATAGGGTAGGTAGCCCAGCGTGCTGCTGCCCGTATACTCAGGCAGGCCGGTGACGGTCGTGGGGATCAGGTTTGTGGGGACATTGCTCACTGTTAATCGTCTCCGGTAAACACGATGAAGTCATCAAAGTCCTCGGTGACGAGGAACGAGTGCCCATCCTGTGTGATCGCGCCGTTCGGATTGGTCGGAATGCCTGTGTCCGGCCGCACGAAGGGCAGCGTTATAGTCTCTGGCTGCCGTGCTGGCAGGCGGTAGGGGTCGAACTGGTCGGTATCGGCACGGCACACGCGCAGGCCGGGGTAATTCGGGTCGGACTGCAGCTCGTGCAGCGGAAACTTCCGGCTGCAGCGGCTGCATATGCCGATGCCCAGTGTGGGGTTCCCCTGCGTGTGGAGGAAGACCGGCATTATCTGGTGTACATACTGATGTTGGGCAGGATCATCATCGGGCTGTTGTCGCGCTCTTCCTGCTGTGCGAAGTAGAGGCTCTCCTTGGCCTTCTGGTCGAGCATGCCGATAAGGCCCGCATCGACCTCGATATACTCCATGGCGAGGCGTGCGGCGAGCATGGCCACGATCGCCTCGTACC